CCTTATGCGTAATATGTTTACTTATTCTTTCCATACATTAAGTACCATTTGTGAATTGTGTAACCAATTGATACTAAAAGTAATAAAATTTTTAAAATTACATCTATATGCGTCATAGAAATTCCTAAGACTAAACTATTTATTCCCAATATTTTCATATCGTTAATTGACATTGCTGTTTGGTTTAACTATGTGGTATACTACCTTTATATCTAAAATAGCGCTATTTGTTTGTGTATAATTCATTTTGAATTGTTAGCCTCTTTTAGGGCTTAGTAGGTTTGGTATTTGGAAAGGCATCTGTAGATGGCCAGTCTCTTAGCTCTTGTCTATATATTAACAAAGCATCACGATTGGGGTAATCCGTTGTTTGTGCTACATTATCTGTTAATTGTAGTTCAGAATCTCTCCAACTGCGTGCTTCTGCTTCAAGTTCTTCAGATGTTTTAATGGGATGACTCCATCCATTATCTTCATCGTATAAATCACCTTCTTCAAATCCTTCTTCTGCTGCTGCCCAAATTCCGGGAAATCCATTAATATCCGTTTGTTTGCTTTCCGCTATTCCGTTTATAATTCTATAATACATTTTTTTGTTTTTTAATAGTATAATAATATTGCTCCATCTCCGGCTTGAGTTAATCGTCCTGAACCGTTACCAAATCCGTGACCTCCACTAGCCCCCGACCCCTGACCACTTGAGAAGGTTCTTCCTCCAACACCATATCCTAATATACCGGGCAGTGCTGAACCATTTATAGTTGCTCCTGCTCCACTACTATAAGTTCCATCACCAGACGTTAATGTCAAGCCTCCAGATATAGTAGATTGTGAACCAGCAGAATTAGTGTTGTATGTTCCACCAACACCGGGGGTTAAAAGTAAGTCTGTTGATGCGGTTGTTATTATTGCTGTACCTCGTAATATTGCACCGCCATTACCTCCTGAATTATTATCTGAGCCTACACTCCTTCCACCACCTACCATAAGGTAGCCAATACTTGCGCCATCTGCTAAACCTAAATCTGTTGCAGGGTTTACTGTAAGTATTGGTGTAAAGGTATTACCACTTAAAACATCCATATTTTGAGTTAAAGCAGGAGTAAATGTCATTACAGAAGTTGCACTTCCGTTTCCTGCCGCTGTAAAAGCTGCACTTGTTAATATAGTGACATTTGTAGCTACTCCTCCTTGTCCTGGAAAAGTAGTTTTAAAACCTTTGTAGGCATTTGCTGGAACTGCTGTTCCGGCAGGAATGTCTGCATTATCAAACTTTAATTGATGAGCTGTGAAAGATGTTGCTCCTGCGCTTATTACACTTTGTGCTCTAAATTCAAAAGTGACACCAGAAGGTGGTCCTCCTGAATTAGAAAAATTAATAACGGTATTACCACCAAGTGCTCTATTTGTTGAATACTTGTTCATTTTTGTAAATCCGCCGCCTCCGCCGCCTCCGGTTGATAATTCTGTTGCTCCTAAAAAAAGTCCCATTGTTTATATTTTAAGTTGTTATATATATTGTACTTGCTGAATACGACCCTAATGCATCATACTCCGCTTGTGTTAATGTTATAGTTTTTATAACTGAATCATTTACTTTTGTAGAATCTACAGCAGCATCAGCTATTACTCCTGTGTTTACTTGTGTTAGTGCCATGATTAGGGTTTTATAGGTTTAGTGTCTGGAAAGGCATCTGTAGATGGCCAGTCTCTTAATTCTTCTCTGTAAGACATAAAAGCTGTATGACTAGGATGGTCAGTTATTGGAACTATATAATCTGTTGATTGTAGTTCATTATCTCTCCAATGTTTTGCTCCTGATTCTGAACTATCCTGCTCTGCATTAATATGTATTTGTTTTTCAATAATACATCCGTCAGAATAATGATACCTCATAGTGTCTAAATTTATGGGGTTTTCAGTTCTTTCACTGTTAGTTAAATTTTCTTTTTTTATAATTGTTTTCATAATATTATTATTATAGTGTTTCAATAGAACAGAATGCAGCCCTACCAGGAGCTTGGCTTTGAATTGCACTAGCTTGTACTTCAACCTTACAGCTAGAATTAAAAAATATTTTTGGAAGGTTTAATTCTGAGGCAACACTACCAGTCATAAACCTAACGTATTGATATTTTGCAACCTGACCAGCATTAAATTCGTCACCGCTAGGTCCTGATGGGTTCATGTTATACCACCCTTGACCCACATTTGATGTGTTTGTTCCAAGAGGACCTGCGAGTAATCTTCTGTAAGCGGGAAGATTTGCGCTAAATGTATAAGCAGTGCCGTCTAGTGTTATTCTAATACTGGTAGTAGCAGCTGCCTGAGGGTAGGGGCTTATAATATTATATAAAAAACCTCCATTAGATGCACCAGTTATATCTGCTATAGTAAAATAGGTATTAATTCCAGTAACACTAACAAAATAATTCATAGGGTCTAAATTGTTCGCACTTTGAAAATCACTAGCATTTGAATTATAACCTGCTAGCTGTATCTCTGTGTAGCTGCATTGTGATATCACATACAATGGGTCTGTAGGTTTTGCAATAATATTACCGTAAGTTGTACCGTTTATTATTTGTGAAGTTGCTCCTGAAGCAGTGCTGCCGCCTGCTGGAAAAAAATCTGAAAAATTACTCATAATCTATTTATTAATTTATTTTATTGTGGTCCTATTATTACCCATCCATTTGTTGCATCTGAATATATTAATTCAAAACTTGCAGCTGCATTATCTAATGTTAAATCGGTAGCTGCACCCATAATGTTACTTCCGTTTCTAGCTACAATACAGGTAGCAACCGATGAACGGTTACTTACTTTAATTGAATCTCCTGCCGTTGGTGAAGCCGGTAAAGTTAATGTTAAATCTGCTGTTAACACATATAAATTCCCCTTTGCTGCCGTTGTGTTTGAAGAAATTACAGATACGCCTATGTTGCTTGTAGCAGTATCTACATAATCCTTAACTGCTGCGCTGGTGGGTATTGTAATGTCATTGTCATTATTTGCAATTCCTTCCGATTCAGTTACAAGTGTACCTGAGCTAAATTTAGCTGTAGTTATAACTCCATCGGGAACTGACACTAATGAAACAGAGGAAATATTATTTAATTCAATATTAGAATTTAAAGGAGGAGCTGTTGAAAATATCAATGAAGTTCCTGAAGTAGAATAAGTGCTCTTTGATTGATTAACACCGTCTATAAATACTTGAGTGTCATTTTCATTATCTATAGTTTGAGAAGCTGTAAAGGTAAGTGTACTTCCATTACCTGTAAATGAATCTACATATATTACAGAACCTCCTGCTGATTCTATAGTAATTTCAGTAGCTGAAGTTTGTGTAAGAGTTATTCCCGTTCCTTCTGTTAGATTTACTACTGAATCACTTCCTGTGGCAGCATCTAAATTTAAAGGAACACTAGTTCCAGATTTTGCTCCAGCTTGAAGAGTATAAGTGTCTCCAGGAGCTGTATTAGTTAAAGTAACTACACCTGCTGTTTGAACAATACTAATACCTGTTGCAGGCGTTAGTGTTATATTACTGTCCGCTCCCGCTGCCGCATCAAGATTTACATCTACACCTGAACCGTTCGTAGAAGTTCCAATAGTGTAAGTGTCTCCACTAGCAGTAGAGGCTATAGTAAATCCATTACCCGCACCATCATCAGTTAAGGTGATATCGTTTCCAGCTGTAAGTGTAATTACATCTGTACTTGCAGGGCCTGTTCCTGTTAAGATTAAGGATTCGTTTGCTCCATCTTGAGCTGTAGATACAGCATAAGTAGTATTTGCCGTTACAAGTCCAATAGGTATTTGAACATTATCTGTAGACTTATAACCTACGATATAATCAATATCAGATGCGCTTGCTCCTACGTTAAATTGTGAAAATTTTACTGCCATTTTATTGTCCTTCTGTTATTAAATCTTGTGCGGATGCATCTTCGCTAATCATTTGCACTCCTAATTCATTTACTATATCAGCACTTGGAAAAGGGGGTGCTTGAGAAATTAAATTCTCTCCTATTGCTATTGCTATCCAATTTGCTAATCCCATAGTTTATATTTTACCACAATGCAAGTATATTACTTGCAGTAGTTCCTGTAGCATATACCCTTAAAATTTGTACAGGAATAAATGCTCCAGTATTGATGTTGTTAAATGTAAC